ACTTGGTAACACAGCAACTGGCATACGTGGAACCTTAGACGCTACAAGTAAGCGTGAGTTAGGTATCTTACGTAGACTAGCTACATGTATTAGCGAAGCAGGAAGAAAGATCTTAGCTATGAATGCTGAGTTTTTATCTGAAGAAGAAACTGTACGTATTACTAACGAAGAGTTTGTACAAGTACGTAGAGATGATTTAGCGGGCAACTTTGATCTTAGATTAACTATTAGCACTGCAGAAACAGATAACGAGAAAGCTCAAGAGTTGGCATTTATGCTACAGACTATGGGCAACTCTATGGATCCTTCTATGGGTCAAATGTTGTTAGAAGAAATTGCAATGTTACGTAAGATGCCAGCATTAGCTAAACGCATTAAAGAGTACCAGCCACAGCCTGATCCTATACAACAAGAGAGAGGACAGCTGGAACTTGAGTTACTTAAAGCACAGATTTCTAACGAGCAAGCTAAGGCTGCAGAGAACCAAGTTGACATGCAACTTAAATTAGCTAAGACTCGTAACTTAGAAAGCAAGTCAGACAGTGAAGATCTATCGTTCTTAGAACGTGAGTCAGGAGCTGATATGGATAAAGAATTTGAAAGAAAAGATTTTGATAGACGCTCTCAGCTTGATTTAAAAGCTGCAGAGAATATGTTAAAAAGTGATGGAGCAATGGCTCCTAGTATTTAAACTAAACCAAGATAACCTACAGGTAAAGCTGGGGGACACAAAGGTAAATGAACGATGAGTGAAATTGAGCAGATTGATGTTAGCATTGATGTAGCACGTAAAGATGTAGAGAAGATGAATGGTCTACTACGTCTTATAAAAAATAAAGACTTTCAATCTTTAATAGATGATGGATATTTTGTAAATGAATCAAGTCGGCTAGTTATTTTACGAGCAGACCCTTCTATGCAAGATGAGGTGTCACAAAGAACTATTAATGATGGTATGACAGCTATTGGGCACTTTAGACAATATCTGAATACTGTTATGCAGATAGGTCGTATGTCAGAGCAAGGTATTAAGGAGGACGAAGAGACGCGTCAAGAACTTCTAGCAGAGGAGTTATAACATGTCTGAGTCCGAAGAACTTAATGTTTTAGATTTGCCTGATGACCAAGTTAACGATGCTATTGCAGCAGAGATGGCTCGATTAGACTCAGAAGAGTCTGCTGAAGATTTTACTGAAGAAGGTGGAATTGAAGTAGACGAACAAGAAGAAATACAGGAAGAAGAAACTGAAGAAGGTGAAAGTAATGATGAACCATCTGAGGACTCTGAAGATGAAGCTGAAGGGTCTGGCACAGACCCTGAAGCTGACTCTAGTCACTTCTCTGACGATGATACAGAAACAATTGAAGGAGGCTCAGACGAAGATTCTGACGGCTCTGAAGAAAGTGACGTTGACTCTGAGGAAGAAATAGATTATAAAGTTCAATATGAACAGCTGCTTAGTCCTTTTAAGGCTAACGGCAAAGACATCAAAGTAGACACGGTAGAAGATGCCAGGTCTTTGATGCAAATGGGTGCTAACTACAATAAGAAAATGGCTGCGTTAAAGCCAAATCTTAAAGTAGTTAAAATGCTAGACAACCACGGTTTGCTAGATGAACAGAAGTTAAGCTACTTAATTGATCTCAGTAAACAAGATCCTGAAGCAGTTAAGAAGTTAGTAAAAGATAGTGGAATTGATCCACTAGATATTGACACAGACAATATTGCGTATAGACCCAACGCTTACAATGTCTCTGATAGCGAAGTAGCACTGGACGGAATACTCGATGACATTCGAGACACAAGTACCTTTAACACTACTATTGATATCATTGGTAATAAGTGGGACGAAGCGTCCAAAGATATGATTGCCAAAGACCCTAATATCATTAAGGTCATCAACGATCATGTCGGATCTGGAATATTCAAGAAGGTCAGTGAAGTTGTAGAACGGGAGCGAATTTTAGGAAGACTTAATGGTCTTTCTGATATTGAGGCTTATAAACAAGTAGGCGATGCGATCAATTCTAGTGGAGGATTTGGTGACCCTGTACAGGTTACTAAGACCCAACCAACTAGTATATCTAAATCAAATAGTGTTAATAAGGCAAACAATCCTGTAGATCCAAAGCTTAAAGTTAAGCGAAAAGCTGCGGGCTCTACAAAAAGTAAGCCTAGTAAGGCAAAACCTCAGTTCGATGTACTCAGTATGAGCGACGAAGAATTTGAGAAGATGTCTTCTAGTAAGTTTGTTTAATTACTATTTTTTAAGGATATACTAATGAGTATTACATATAACGATCCCAAAGGCGGAACAGCGTCTGGTGTTGGAGCGCAAGTCCGTACGGATTATTACGCTAAAAAAGCTTTAGTTGAAGCTTCAAAAGAACAATACTTCGGTCAGCTAGCCGACGTAACTGCCATGCCTAAAAACATGGGTAAGACTATTAAGCGTTTCCATTACATGCCTATCCTAGATAGCCGTAATTCTAACGATCAAGGTCTTGATGCTGCTGGTGCAGTTATTACAACCGCACAGTTCTATGCAACTTTCCCACGTACAGTGATGGAAGTAACTAACGCTACTAAAGCTGCTGCCGCAGCTGCTATCAACGATAACGTTGGTTCTGTAGTAGTTGCAACTGCTGGTTCTAACGACAGTGGTGCTAGTGGTACAGGCTTTGCCTCAATCACTATTGCTGGTGGTCTAAACGCTAAGTACGCAGACTCTACTAAGAAAGATGCTGTTGTTACTGCAGGTGTTGGTGCATCTATTACACAAGGTGGCGGTAACCTATACGGTTCTTCTAAAGACGTTGGTGCTATCTCTTCTAAGATCCCTGCTTTGTCTGAAGCTGGTGGTCGTGTAAACCGCGTTGGTATGAAGCGTTTAGAATTAGAAGGTACTATTGAGAAGTTTGGTTTCTTCGATGAGTACACTCAAGAGTCTTTGGACTTTGATTCAGATGCCGATTTAATGCAACACATCACTACCGAGTCTGTTAAGGCTGCTAACGAAATCACTGAAGATCAACTTCAGATTGATTTGTTAAACGGTGCTGGCGTATTACGTTATGCTGGTACAGCAACTTCTGCTCTTACATTGTCTGGTAAAACTGGTGGTGTTACTGCAGTAGACTATGACGATTTGGTTAAGTTAAGCATTGAGCTAAACAACAACCGTACTCCTAAGCAAACCAAAGTTATCTCTGGTTCGCGTATGGTAGATACTAAAGTAGTTAACGCTGCTCGTATCATGTACGTTGGTTCTGAAATGGTTCCTGCAATCATGAAGATGACTGACTATCACTCAAACAAAGCCTTCATCCCTGTTGCACAATATGCAGAAGCTGGCAATGTAGTTCGTGGTGAGATCGGTTCAGTAGACAGTTTCCGCATCGTTGAAGTACCTGAAATGATGAAGTGGGCTGGCGCTGGCGCAACACGCGCTTCTGCAACAGATGCAGGTTACTACCACACCAATGGTAACTACGATGTTTTCCCAATGATGGTTGTTGGTGAAGGCGCGTTTACTACTATCGGTTTCCAAACTGATGGTAAGACTGTTAAGTTTAAGATCAAGCACGTACGTCCTAGTGAGAACTATAGTTCTTCTGATCCGTATGGTGAGACTGGCTTCTACAGCATCAAGTGGTACTACGGTACTATGATTTTGCGAGCAGAGCGTTTAGCAGTACTTAAGACTGTTGCTCTAATCTAGAGTAGCGGTATAATATAACCTCCCTTAACGGGGAGGTTTTTTCACATATAGAGGTATCACCCTCTTCTAAAAGGTAGATGTACAATGAACGATGAAATCACACAAGAAGATAATGAAATCCCAAGTGAGCTAGACTCTTTAAGAGCCCGTGCAGACCAACTAGGAATTGATTATCGTCACAATACTGGAGTAGCCAAGCTACGTAATCTAGTTAACCAGGCATTAAGTCCTGCTGTAGAATCTGCACCAAAAATAGCTGCTAAGAAAACTGAAACTCAGTTAGTTGCTGAAGCACGAGATGAGGCTGGTAAGCTCATACGTATCCGAATTACATGTATGAATCCAAACAAGAAGAACTGGGAAGGAGAAATCTTTTCTGTAGGTTCTGCTAAGTTGGGTACATTTAAAAAGTTTGTACCGTTTGATGCGCCAGATGGCTGGCACGTACCTAACATCATTCACAATATGATTGAAGAGCGTAAGTGCTCTGTGTTTTATACACATACATCATCTAATGGTGCTAAGACTCGTAAGAGTAAGCTAGTACCAGAATTTAGTATTGATATTCTACCTCCACTAACAGGAGAAGAGTTGCGTAACTTAGCTCGTCAACAAGCATTAGTTTCTGACGAATAACAGGAAAATAATATGTATACCGTCAACTCCACTGTGACTTTTACAATCGCACGACCTCAGTTAAATGCAGGAGATGTGGCAGCTGACGCTATAAGCGTTAGAGCAGTGGATCCTGACGGTATCTTTTCTAGCGTTGCTCTTGCAACTGATGTTACCCCAACTACGTCTGCTGCAGGTTCTATTACTTTCTCAGATGTATTAAATAAGAAGGGTGTGTGGCGTTATGAAGTACTAACGTCTACGAATGTTGCCCACGTTACAAGCGTTAATGCAGTAGCTGTGGATACTACATACTCTACTACTGTTAAATTTTAAGGTAACTATATGCCCACTATTGCTATAACGGAAGTAACTGAAGGAACATTAACAGGCAACGGTGTCTTTGATAAGTTAATGGCAACAGTTACTGCTCATTTAAATGATCAGTATACTAAGGGTCGAATTACAGGAGCTGAGTACGCTACTGTATATCTTGGAGCAGT